AGAAATGAGATTACCTACTCAAGACGGTGGACACTCAACCATTTTCGTAGCTGGTTGGGAAAACAGAGAGAACTTTCGAGGAAAGAAAGCACACCTTATTGTGTTTGATGAGACGGATACCATGAAAGACTTTTTTATAGGTTGGCAAGAGATATTTAGACCCGCCTTGACTGATACAGCAGGTATGGCTCGGTTCATTGGAACACCTAAGAAAGAAAATCCAAACCTAAGACGTTTAGAGAAGATTGCTCAAACAGATAGCGATTATGCTTGTTTTCACTTCCCAACAACAGATAACCCTCACATACCACGAGAAGAAATTAAAAAGGTTCAAAAGGAGCTAGACCATAACACTTTTAAACAAGAATACCTTGCGGAATATGTAGATGATATAGGTTCACTCTTTAGATATATTTCAATAATAGACGTATTTTCTAATACAATCTCTAAAGACGGAGAGAAATACCTTTTAGTTGATATTGCAGATGACGGTTCTGATAAGACAATATTCTCTTTCTGGGAAGGACTTGAAGAATATAAGCGTGAAGAATACGCAAGATTAAATACTGAAACTATTATAGCTAAGATACGAGAATATGCCTCACAAGATAGAATACCTTACTCTCATATAGCTGTTGATGCTATAGGTGTTGGGGCGGGAGTAGCTTCTAGCTCTCTATTAGACGGGATTATAGGTTTTAAAAGCTCTTATGCACCTATTAAGACAGACCAGAGCATAGTATTACTACCAAATGTTCATTATCTGAAAGACGCTAAACTTACTTCTGACTATAAGAATCTACGCTCACAATGTATATTTACTCTTGCTGATAAGGTAAACAACCATAAAATAGCTTCACGTGTAACAGGGGAGTTTAAAGAAAAGATTATTGAAGAACTGGCTGTATATCAAGACGCTTCTACTGGAGACGGTAAGCGTATGGCTACCCAAAAAGAAGATGTTAAAAACCTTATAGGTAGAAGCCCAGACCACTCTGATACTTGGATAATGAGAATGTATTTTGAGATTGTTAGGAGTATGGTTAAACAAGACAGTCCTGTTGTGAATAATGCACTCCAGGCTCAAAGAGAAAGAATGCAGATGAATAAGTTTAGAAACATGGGTAGTAATAGATAATGTGGTATAATTATTGCATTAGCTTACATAATTCTTTATTTTTAACTCAAGTCGGTGGGACGACTAAATGGAAGAATCAAACATCGGTAAATTAGTAAGACAACTAGAACAAGATTATATTGACAGCCCAACTACTATCTCAAAGTATGTGGACTTTAATATGTATGAAACAATCAACACGATTGAGGCATATTTAAATAGTAAACATATTTCAGGTTCTACAGATAATTTAGGAAGAGAAAAACCTTTCTTCAACATTGTTACAGCTGTTGCTAATATCTGGCACAGAGCAACAGACATAGACCGAAAGAATATTAAGGTTAAACCTACACGCTCAAAAGATGTTATCGCTGCTTTCTTGGCTACGGTAAAACTCCAAGAGTTTATGCGTAAGTCTAACTTTGGTTATTTCCTAAATGACTGGGGAAGAACACTCTCACGATATGGTTCAGCAGTTACTAAGTTTGTAGAGAAAGACGGAGAACTAAAAGCTAAGGTTATACCTTGGAATAGACTTATTGTTGATCCTGTAGACTTTGAAGCAGCTCCTATTATTGAAATACTTGAACTTACACCTCAACAACTTCTAGAAAACCCTGCTTATGACAAGGAAATGGTTAAAAGCCTTCTTGAGTCAGAGGAAACAAGAAAGACACTTGGTGGAGAAAATAAAGATAACCGCCCTGGATTTATTCGTGTATACGAAGTTCACGGATATATGTCTCTTGAAGCATTGACTGGTAAAGAGTCAGACTCAGAAGTATTTGTTCAGCAAATGCACGTATTAGCCTTTAATGCTAAAACAAGTGGTAACAAGACAGAATACAACGATTATTGTCTCTATAAAGGAAAAGAAAAGAAGAATCCTTATCATATTGCACACCTTATTAAAGAGGATGGAAGAACTCTATCTATTGGTGCAGTTGAATCACTATTTGACGCTCAGTGGATGGTAAACAGTAGTGTTAAGGCTATGAAAGACCAGCTAGACTTGGCTTCTAAACTTATATTCCAGACTTCAGATGCTTCATTTATAGGACAGAACGCCCTCCTAAACATTGAGTCAGGTGATATTCTTACACACTCTCAAAACGAACCACTCACTCAAGTTAATAACGGTTCTCATGACCTAACATCTCTACAAAACTACGCTCTTATGTGGAAGAATCTTTCACAAGAGATTACCAATACACCAGACTCTCTTCGTGGTAATAGTGCTCCTTCAGGAACAGCATGGCGACAAGTTGAAGCTATTCAATCAGAAGCTAACTCACTCTTTGAACTCATGACAGAGAACAAAGGGATTGCTATTGAAGAAATGCTCCGAGAATATGTTATTCCGTTTATTAAGACACAACTTGATACTAAAGAAGAAGTTGTTGCTACTCTTGACCTAGCTGGAATACAAAAGATTGATGAAATGTATATTCGTAACGAGGCAATAAGACGCTCTAATCGTCAAGCTATTGAAACAATCCTCAACGGAGATATTGCTCAACCTGTTGACTTGCAAGCAGAACAGCAAAATGTTCAGAATGAACTATCAGATTTAGGTAATCAGCGTTTCTATTCTCCTGGTGAAGTTACATGGAAGGAGTTATTTAAGGATATTGAATGGGAACTTGAAATAGACATAACAGGTGAACAGGCTTCAAACCAAAACGACCTTGCTACACTAAGCACAACATTCCAAACAATCGCTAACTCTCCACAAATACTACAAACTAAAGACGGTAAATTCTTATTTAATAAGATACTTGAAAAGACTGGAACAGTATCCCCTGCTGAACTAACGCTACAACCAAGTAATATCGCACAACAAATACCTCAAGAAACTCCTGCACCTGTTCAACCTAATCCAATGTAAACGGTGGGTTGACATTATTAGATAAAATAATTCACATGGATAAAGAATTACTACTTAAATATAAAGAACAAAATCCTGAAAAGTTCGCTCAAAAGTTTGGACACCTAAACCTAGACGAAATAGAGGCTACAGCAGAAGTTGTGGTCGAGGAAAAAAAAGAAAGTGAAGTCGAGCTTTCTTCAGAAAATCAAGAAGTTACTGAATAATGAATAAAGAACAAAAAATGCGAGTATCAGACGTTGAGATTGCTTTACTCAATGGACTATTCGCAGATAACGAAGCTTTGCTTATTGCAATTAGAAATCTTTTCTTGGGTATTTCTACAGATGAAGAAAATAAGTTTGTAGAAGACGCTTTTGCTGGTAAAAAAGAAGCTCTAGCTCTTATGAGAAAGATGTTTCTACCAGAATTAGCTCCTGAAATCCCTATTGGTCAAACTATAGACCTTTGGAGAACAGTAGACATTAAAGATAAAGACGACCACGAGTTCTTAGGTCAAATGATTGCTACAAATACGCTTATTGAACACCTTGAAACAAGTCTTAAACTACTTGTTGATACAGGTATTAAGGGTGTAGACCTAACAATCAATCCTAAGAAAATTGACAAGTATACAAAACCAGAAATTCTTGCTCGAAATAACTTTATTTCTCATATCGAGGGAGTTCTCATGCAAATGAAAGTCCTTGCTGGTATGAAAAATGAAACACCAGAGCAAATTAAGGAACGTATAGCAAAAAACAGCACAAAATAATAATTCGACACTATTATTTGTGGTATAATTATTAACGTATAAGGACAAAACCTTCCTAAATGAATAATATAGACAAAACTATGGAAAATGAAAATGATTTTATCCAATCTCAAGAGGATACAGAGGTAACTGTAAACCAAGATGAACAAGTTGTAGAGGAAACTGAAATAGAAGAACCTACAGAAGATGAGAAAGATAAGGTTATAAAGACATTAGAAGCTCAAAAAGAACACTGGAGAAAGAAGGCACTTGACAATCAAGGATCAAAATCAAAAGAAACTATTGTTACATCTTCAAACGACCTTTCACAAAAAGACTTGTTTGCTATGGTAAAAGCTAATGTCTCAACAGAGGACTTTGATGAAGTTGTAGAATATGCAAAATTCAAAAAGATACCTGTTGCTGAAGCACTTAACTCTTCAACATTAAAAGCAATTCTTTCAGAGAAAACAGAACAACGTAAGACAGCTCAGGCTACAAGCACGGGCTCATCACGACGTTCTAATACAAAGCTTTCTGATGAAGCTATATTGGATAATGCCTCACGGGGTGTTCTTCCAGAGTCAGACGAGGATATTCGTCGCCTTGCACAACTAAGACGAAGATAAATAAATCGGTGGGGATATAAACCTAACTTTATTTATTAAATGGCAAATACAATTGGTACACAAGTTTGGCGTGAGAAATACGCTAAATCAACACTCGAAACAGCTCTTAGAAACAACACTGTTGCAGAAGCTATCTGTAAAGTAGACCGTTCAGATGCGAAAGTAATCAAGTCTCCTTATGGTTCAGCTCCTTCAGTTACAGTACAAGCTCTTGCTGGTACTTACTCACCTGCTGATTTCACTCTTACTAACGACTCTTTGACAGTTACAGACGAATTTATCGTTTCTGAACACATCATGGACTTCCAAGAAGTTCTTTCAGACTTCAACCTATTCGCAGACCGAATGGATGAAATGATGGCTGCTGCTGCAATCAAAATCGACCGTTTTGTTCTTAACAACCTCACAGAGGATGGTACAGGAACATATACAACTCCAGCTGGAGGATTCACTACTGCTGCAAACATCAACCAAATCTTTGGAGACCTTGTTTCTAAAGTAGCTGGTTACTCTGATGCTTACAACAACCTATTCTTGGTTATTGAAAACACAGACCTTCCAGGACTTATGGTTGCTGGTGCAACTAATGGCTTCGCTGTCGCTGACCAAACAATCCGAAATGGAAAAGTTGGTTCATGGATGGGCGTTGACATATATGTTGTTAGAACAGGAACATTCGCTTCTGAAACTCTTGGAACAACAACTTACACAAACGCTGGACACCGAGTATTCGGAGTTAAAGGAGTTGCAACATATGCTGCACCTCGTGGACTTCAATACGAAGAAAAAGGAGTTTCTGGTAAGACTGGTAAGGAAGTAGTTATCTATGGTTACTGTGGCTTCAAGCTATGGGCACCTAAGACTGACCTTATCATTGATATTACTCTTGCATAGTATATAAATTGCAAAAGCCTTCCCCTTGTTGGGGGCTTCCAGTAAGTTTTTCCCCACCGATTTGCTTGCTGGAAATCCCTAATAAGGATATTAAAAGATAAACACAGAAAATAATATGCAATTAAGAGGAACTGATATCGTCGTAGATAAAATCCGAGCAAAAAAGAACATTATTTCTGGAAGCGGAGCAACTGCATCCTTGAGTGAAGCTGATTCAGGTTCACTAGTCCTTATGGACAGAGCAGCAGGTATTGTCTTTACTCTTCCAGCAGCATGTAAAATCGGAACTAAATACGAATTTATCGCAACAACAAGTGTTACTTCAAATGCGTACAAAGTTATTACTGGTGCAGGAACAGAGCTCCTTATTGGAACACTTGCTTCTGTAGACACAGATACTTCAGACGCTATGGCAGGATTTAGTGGTAATGGCTCAACACATGTAGCTGTTAGTGCTAATGGAACAACAACTGGTGGACTTATAGGTTCAAAGTGGATATTTGAAAAAGTTTCAAGTACACAATGGCAAGTAAGTGGTACAAACCGAGGTTCAGGAACAGTGGCTACACCTTTCGCAACTTCATAACAAACTTAACCCTTCGGGGTTTTGTAGAGCCATGGTCGGTTGGTTCTACTAAGCCTCGAATAATAATAATAATAATAATATGGTATTTTCAGATACAACAAATAGAACAGGACTAATAGAAGCACTTGAGGATTACACAAACACCCAGAGTTCTACTACT